CGATACCACCAGTAATTGCACCAAATATATCACCAGATGCAGCAGCACCTATGGCTTTAATAGCACCCATGAATGGTGCAGCAGCAGGGAAAACAAATGGAACAACCGTTCCTAAAAGACTACCGATAGGTGAACTCATAATACCACCGACTGCATTTCCTATTCCTTTAACTACACCACTAACAGCCTTTGTGATGCCTTTAAATATCTTACCTATAAAATACTGTTTAGTTGTTAGTCGTGGTAGTTGTCTTACTAACTTACCACCTGTTTCCCAACTGAATGGGTTCCACCAACTCTTAGTCTTCTGTGCTTTCTTATCTGTTTTCTTAGATCCAATACCAAAGGCACCCTCTGGCATTGTGTCACCATACCTTTCGTTGTCAGTCTCTACACCTTTGTAATCTTTTTGAGGTACAAAAGGTTTGTTTGAATATGATAAACTACCCCAATCAAACATTCCTTTATTCTTAGCACCTGACCCACGTTCATTCTTCTTAGGTGGAGCAACTAATACTGGATCTGGTTTTGGTTCTCCAGTATCATACCCTATAATTCTTCCACGTTTATTACGTATGGGTTTACCTTGAGGAGTGTTAGATGCTGTTCCTGCTACTGTAGATGATGAAGTAGACTCTCCTTCTCCGTCACCTACTACACCCTTCATTGCTTCGCCAGATGTTTCACCTGCGTTAGTTGTTTGACCTTTGAAGAATGCTTTATGGAATAATGGGAATGTATTATTCTTTAGGTTCAACATCCAGAAGACATTAGGTATAGACTTACCTAACATCATGGACATAGGTCCCATCATTGCCTTTATGGCTAGTTTAGCACCACCCCAAATTTTATTTCTTCCTAGGATCCATTTTGGTATCCAATCAGGGGGATCTTTAGGAAAATCTGGTATCTTTACTTTAGGTATTCCTGCATAGAATCTACCCCAACCTTTACTAATCCAACCAAGCATCTTAGTGAAGTTATTGAAGAGACCTTTAAGATCATCTCTTAACTTTTTACCTGCTCCTTTCCATCCTCCACCTGGTACATCAGGATTGAATCCAAGATATAATAACTCACCAACATACTCACCACCCATCATACCAATGAGTGATCCTATACCTGGTATAGGAATCAAAGTTCCAAGTGCACCACCAACAGCAGAACCTACTGTCTTAAATATTGCTTGCTTCCATCCATCACCATTTAATACTGAGAATACCCCTGTTAATAATGCACCAAAGATAGGTATCCTACCGAAAGTATTTTGGAATACTTTACCAAGCATCTTGACATTACTTTTACCAAGAAACTTCAGAGCACCACGACCCACTCCTCTGCCCAGTCCTTTACTAAAAACTTTACCAGCTGGTGCTCCTTTAGGACTTAAACCTGTTGTTTTAGGTGGTGCTTTAAATGCTGATGGATTATTTCTTGCTAGTCTGTTTACTCTCTTGAGTGCTTCCGCTTCGGTTAATCCTTGCTTAAGTGCATCTCGATATACTGTACTACCATTCTTACCAAATCTTCTAGCTACGTTTTGGCTAGTCTTTGTTATCTTCTTCCACTTAGGAGTAGGACCTGATCTTCCCGTGTTTGTTCCACTTGTACTAGAACCTTTGCTACGAGTATTTCTATTTGGATTATAGAAATCCAGATTCAACATACTGAGGATAGAATCCATCAATCCAAATGGATTTAACAATGCTCCTAGTCCTACTATCCCTAATAACAATGTCCCTAAACCTTTTAACCTACCAAAGAATGTACTATCATTACCAACGAGGGCAGAGAATCCATCCATTATTTTATTAACACTACCCTTAGCAAAACCATATAACTTCTTAACAACAAAACTTAATTTCTCTATGAATACAGCAGTCTTATGTATGTTCTCTCTATTACCAATGTATTCTAATATTCCCTTCGTTACTAAAAAACTTCCTAGACTAGCAAGGAATTGCATAGCACCCATTAAGAGTCCTTGTAATCCTCCAAACAAAGAATCTACTAACTTACTTACAAGACTCTTCTTAGGTTTCTTTACGTTCTTAATCTTCTTAAGACCTTTACCCTTTAAGGCATTCTGTCTTTCAAACTCATCCTCATTCCTCTGATCTCTTTCACGCTGTAGTCTACGACGTTCAGCAACCTCTCTCATCTTATCAACTTTGATAGATGACAATGATATAGTATGGAGATCTTTTACTACTAGCCCTATACTGTTGACAGTTTTACCAAGGCGATTAATTGCAAGCAGGTTAGTCCTAGGACCGTTGGATGCTAAAGTATTCTTTCCTGATCCGCTAGGATTAACTAATTTATAAGGATTTATTTTTGGGTTAGCCACTTGCTTGTTGAGCTGCTTGTTGATCCTTCATTCTTTTCTCTTCTTCCTTAAGGAAGTCGATTAACATAGTCACATAGATTTCCTTCTCCCAAGGCATAAGGTTTTCAATGTGTTCTATATGCCATTTATGATGATGTATCAGAGCAAAATTGGTATCATAATAAGCCCGAAGGTTATTATGGAGAAGGGCTATCCGAAAAAAGATGCTAATCCTTCTAGTGTCACGTCACTTACTACTTTTGTTTTGGGATTAGTAACCTTTAATTTATGAGACAACTTAGGCATAGTCTCAAAAAAGTCTTGAACTTTCTTAAACTGAGCAGAACTCATTTGATCTAAGAATTCTAGAACTTCTTTCTTTGGAAGTGTCTTACAATCATGTACCTCATCTGGGGTTGTGATTGTTGCAACGCAACTTGCTGCCATGTCAAAGACTTGATCAACGTCCTGTTGATTCTCTGTGAAGTTAGCCTTAACAAAGGTATCAAGACTTGGATAAGACATAGTAATTAAAACCTCATCAGACATTTTAATTTCTTTGTTATGACCCTTAGTTTTAATAACTTTAATAGAGTCTAATGGTATCTTAACTTCGACTTGTGTTTCCTCATCGTCAGGGCAAGTTACACCTACTTCCACACTCTCACCAACAGACTTGGTTCTGATTTGTAAGAATACAAATTCAATATCAAATGTTGGTAGTGCTTCTACATCTTTAATATCAGTGCATGCACCAATAATATCTTTAATAGCATTTACAATACTATCTTGGTTTCCAGTCTCAGTAGCAATCAATAGAACTTTCTCTTCTTTAACAAGGAATGGTCTAAAGTTTACTACTCTACCGTCTGACGGTAGTTTCATTTTAAACTTTGGTGTTACTAAGGTCGGTAATGCCATAATAATTTCAATTCAGTACAATTATTTAGGAGGGTTCCTAAAAGTTATATGTGATCCAGTTTCCTCTGCCAACTACGTTTCTTGCGTCGGCTTTTGCAGGGTTATGTTGAGGGTCACCAGGAATTTGTGCATTCGCGTCACCCCAATCAGTATACTGTGGAACATAGTATCTATACCGTTCAAAATAGAATCCTACAGTCAGTGTATTAACTCTTGACTCCATGTTATTCAACTGAGTTGAACCTATGTTGAATGGAAAGACTTGTCTCAACTCCCACATAGCAGTGATACGGTTTCTTTGTGGAGTACCAAGCCATCCTTGGTTGTAACTTAGTTTATTAACGTTCGCACTCCAAGCATCGTTACCCCATATACTAAAGTTCTTTCCTCCTCCTCTCTCCCACTTGAAGATTCTTACTGTAGGTGCACAGTAATTGTCATAGTAATCTACATATTGATCTGCATCATTTCTTGCGAAGGATAACCATCGTTCAAATATTGTTCTTGTCTTAGAGTTAGCTGGCATTTTAAATGTCATACTAACTTGACTGAAATTAGTTCCAGTCACATATCTATGAGGTGAACCTTGTGTTACCAGTTGACCAGTAGCCATCTGTTTACTAGGTAGGTTTACACTATCACAATAGTAATCTAATAAGAACTGCTCATCATTAGCACCTAAAGAAAAACCTGGTTTACTACCAAACATTGACGGTGTAAGAAAATGCACCGAGTACATGTTGGTGTAACTAGGATTGTTAGACATCTTCCTAGAGAATGCAATAAACTCTTGGAAAGAACTATCTCTAGCGTCTTGTTGATTAGGAACATCGTATGCAACACCGTTGAACATGTTAGCATATTCTTGTAGCGTCTGATCAAATGCAGGACCTATATTTTGGAATAAATTACCAATAAGATTTCCTATCATTATACTTTAAGCTCCTTTTCTGTTATTAACATGAATTGCCATCCACGATCTTTACAATACTCTCTAGCTGCCTTCCATTTTGCTTGATTAATAGCATAAGTGACGACCTCTGTGATATACCTCTTTGTATTTCTATTTTGTTTCTTAGGTTCCTTTGTTTGATTCAAAGGTTTTACCTCAACCATATACTTTTTCCTTCCTATTTTTAAATAGAAATCTGGAAAGTATCTGTGCCGACGACCATCAGCAGGTGATGTATACGGGACAATAATCTCTTCACTACCCCATTCTGTGACAGAAGATGATCTATCACACCATACCATAAACTTATATTCCCATGAAGACCTATAAATAATGTTATGATAATCACCTTTGTACTTTTTGGGAAAGGTAGGACGGTATTTTCCTTGATACCTCATAAATAATACATGAGTTCACAGACTATTTAGGTAAAAAATTGAGCGTTTATAGATATCCATACAGATTACCAGCTACTAGGTCTCAACACGGTGGTAAGGCAGCAGATATGCCTACTGATGCAACCGATTACCTAATGATTAGACGTGAAAGATTTAAGTATGATGATAAACAAGTTCCTGCGTTCTACGATAGACGCACACCAGGTAATCAACAAACAATAATTGCACACCCAGACAGGTGTTACATTGCTATACCTCCACAAATTACAACACAATATGCTCCTGCATATAGAAGAGCAGACGTTGGTGTGTCTGGTGTTGCAGCAATGGGACTACTAGGTGACGGTAAAGACTTCACTGCAATGGCAGGAACATTACAAGATGCTGCAGCTGCTGCACTACCTGAGTTCTCTACTGGTGCTATACTCTCAATGATCAATGGATTCAACCAGTTTGTTGGTCTTCAAGGTCAGTTAGATATTAATACTATACAATCACTACAGAGTGGTAAGATATTCAACCCATATAGTGAACAGATATTCCAAGGTATGAGTTTTAGAACTCATAACTTCGCATTCAAATTCCTATCAAGGAATAAAAGAGAGGCACAAGAAGTTAAAAGTATCATAGATTATATCAAAG